ACTTTCATACCAGGAACTTCATGCAATACTCTATAGTAACCCCAAGGTCTTTCTGTTTTAGGTGCTTTCCACTCTTGCAAAATCCACGACGACGAGTTCTTTTTGTTTTCACCACCCACACCAAACTCAAACGAAACAAACGGATCGTCCTTGTATCTTTTCATCTCTGGGATATTTTGCTCGGTTCTATCCCCACCATTTGCAAAGATTATGTTTGTATTGGGAAATATTTTTTTGACTTTCTGAATGGCATCACAGGCTGAATTATCACTATCATCAAAATCAATAACACACAAAACACCTTTTAGGTTTGATGTGATAGCATATCTCTCATCGTAGGACATGAATGAAATGCCTTTCTTGCGTTTCAGCCAGTCGTCACTGTTTAAACCTATTACAACTCTACCATACTCTTTTGCTGAGTTGATATAGTCGATATGTCCAGAATGTATTGGATCAAAGCCACCAGTTACAATAACGATATTGTCTTTCATGTTTACTCTTTTTCTTCACCCACGTATATTTCTGGAAAAGCTTCTGCAACAAGTTTAGCAGTCAAACCTTTAACCTTAATTTTTTTGTTTAGTAATTGAACTAACAGCTTTGCTTCATTCTTATGTAGAGACTCGAGCACTACCAAAAGCAACTCTGTTTTCTTCTTAGCTGATAGATTATCAGCACGTTTTGGATGGTCAACCACAAATCGATATAATCGTTGCATCTCAGAATCGAGATATGTCATTGATAGTCCTGCAGGGTCAAAGGATTCTCTGTAATCTGGAATATCGACATCGAACTGAACATTTGGATTAAAGATTGCTGTTAGAAACTCAATGAAAGGTCTATTGGCTACTTTTTGTAGATATGCAATCTTATCGACCCGTGATTCTAACGTTTCAAACTTTTCAAATATTTCACTATATAATAATTCAGAACTCAAAATAATTCTCCTAAAATGTAATTATAAGAGACTAATCTTATAAATAGGTGTGAGTCACGAGACTGCAATCTCTACTCACTCTAACATAAAGGAACTATGTCAGCATATGTATATATACAAAATAATCAATAATATAAACAACAAAATTTATATTGGTAAAACAATAAATGACATCAAAAAAAGATTTGCTTGTCATAAATCGAACGCAAACTCTAATAAAAATACTATTCTATGTAAAGCATTTAGAAAATATGGTTCAGAAAATTTTTCTATAATCATTATAGAAGAAAATATTATTTCCGAATCTGTTTTAAATGAAAAAGAAATTTATTGGATTAATCTTTTAAAACCAGAATATAATATGACTTCTGGTGGTGAAGGAGTTTCTGGTCACTCACCTTCAAAAGAAACAAGATTAAAAATATCTTTATCAAATAAAAATAAAAACATAAAAAGAACTATTGAACAACGTACCAATATATCCATAAAAAATAAAGGTAAAAAACGAACTAAAGAACAATTAGAAAATATGTCTAAAAGTCAAAAAGGTAAAATTTTATCTGAATCTCATAAAATTAAAATTTCTAATTCAATCAAAGGAACAACTAAACAAAAAAATGTTTGTAGAATATCCGATAGAAAAGAAATGAATATTTCTCACTTTATAAGATGGGATAAAAAATTAAAATTCGTTTGCGACCTCTATTAATTGTTTAAGACGATTAGCAACAAGATAGTTCATGAATTGCATTTTTGTCTTTGGTTTAGTATTCTCATAGTTATCTATAATACTTTTCTTAATAGCCTCTGGTATTTTAGTTAAATCAATCAATAATTCGTTTCTTTTGTAGTTACGTAACATAGTTTCATTGCAAAATTCTTCTGGTGGTTGTTTTAACCAATCAACAACTTTCACAGACATGATAGATTTCTGCCTAATACCATCAACAAACGAATTATCTTCAGATAAAATATTTGGCACACCATCGCTAGAATCACCTCTAATGATTAACTCTTTCAACTGATTTGCTGGATTATCAACTTTGATTTCTTTTTTCATGATGGGCGAATATTGCTCAACATTAGGACAAACTTGTAGCTGAACGAAATCTTTATCTGATGACAATATCATTACTTTTTCGTGTGGTGAATTTCTAATCGCAAGTGTGCCGATAATATCATCAGCTTCAGCCAGTTCGATTTCAATAACTTTGTAGTGTGAATATGTCGATAACTCATCTTTAACTGTGTGGAGACATTCAAACATTTTTGTCCAATCTAAGCCAGAGTCTTCTCTATTTTTCTTACGACCCGCTTTATAATGTGGAAAATAATCTTTTCGCCAATACTTTCTACTGTCACACGCAATAACAACTTCTGGTCCGTGAGTCAATTTGTATTTCTTAACATAAGTTCTTATCGTATTGAGTATCATGTGTCGAACCATTTCGATATCGATAGGACTATCGGTATCTCTAACGTGTTCTATCAGATTAGATATTGCTACTTGATTATAGTCGATAATTATCATTATTCTTCCAATATGGCTACAATAAATTCTTCTTTAACAATCCAATAGGCACCAGCTTTAGCCGACTTCGACCAGTCAACGATAACTCTATCGTTAATGGCAACATCAAGAACATCTGGACCAATAGCCAGAACTCTACCCTCTGTTTGTATATCTCTATCTACTTGTGTTAAAACAATACCGCTTGCTGTCGTTGTCTCTTTTGCAATTTGTTCTACTATAATTTTATCTTTCAATGGGCGAAGTGACATATGTATTCCTATAATATTTTCAATAATATCGTGTCAGTGTTGATACGACCGGTTAATAAACTTTCTTTAGTGGTCAAGTCAGTAATAACATTTCTCAAGTAGACTTTGCCACCATTAATAACTTGAGGAATAATTTCATCGGGTTTTCTAAGTGTCTTTGTGATAGACTTTGCTTCTGAATAACCTATAATCGTGCTACCCCTAACAGACAAACCACTCGCGTCTTCAGCAACATATGTTCCTAGTTTCTTAGTTTTCGTATTGTATACCCATAGTTGTTGGGCACCTATAATCTTTTTAGGTTCTTCTGATTTCAAATCTGATGGTGCATACGCTTCTTGATATAGCAGTCTAGCTATCAATTGCTCAGGTGATTTTTGTTTGCGCTTTCTAGGTTTACGTGATTGTGATGCTGAGCCGACAATCTTTATTGCATCTGTGATAATTAAATCGCAAAGTGCAACTAATTTCTTTATTTGTGATTTAGAGTAACATGACCAACTTTCGATTAATTGCTCATCTGTCGTTGTCAGTGCTTCGTCGTATTGTGCTCTGTTTCTTTTGAATATGTCTATAATTTTATTTGCATGGACACCTTTTGCTTTATCTTGCATGAAAGCGTATGGTGAGGAATGTTTGGTAAAACCACTAAGAATATAATCGTCAATAATACCCTCTAGTTCACCAGCAATCTCAGATGTTTTTTCTGCTATTCTATCTTGAATAGATGGTCCAGGTGTTTCTTTTTCGACTACGACTGTAGTCTTTTCTACTACAACTTCGAGCATCTTGTTTAGTCTCTCATCAAACCATTTCTGACTTGAATCATTTAAGATGGCACCGTTGTTTAGAATTCTACATAGAAAACCAAATGTTGTTGATTGACTATTAATAGTGTCTGTATCGAAGTTAAGTTTGTTCTTTTTTGCATATTCGAAAATCGATTTATATGCAAACTTAGAGTCTTTATTTTGATTATACCAATTTAAAGCTTTTGACATCTCTAATTCGGTAACAAGAGTAAGCGCAGAAAACTTTGGCTCACCACCTGTAGTTTTAGATTCTATTTCTTCAAGTGACAATTTCTTCTTTATTTGCATTCACTAATTCCCTAAAAGATAGTTTCTGGTAATTTATCATCATGATACCATTATCAGTTTCTTCAACCGTTCTACTTATGCTCAATGCTCTCTCATATGCAGATTCTACACTAGAGATTAAATCACAAGTCCCAAACATAGTCAACAGTATAGATACGTTTAGTATATAGTGTCCTGTTTTATCGTCGTAATTACCATACAAATCTGTGTATAGATTTGAGTGTGTCACTCGATATCCATCATTGGTCGATAATATATATATTCCTGTTTCCATAATACTCCACATTTTTCATTATAATCAAACTCATAAAAGTCATTTTTACCTCATATAAAATAATATAAGTTTACTCTTCAACAGAAGAATAACATAAATAACACTATAAGTCAATCATTGTGGAAGTTTATGGATTATTTTAAACTGGTAGCAGAATTAGGTTTTCCTATTGCGGCAGCATGTGCTGCTGGATACTTTGTTCTTTTAACTTTGAAGTTCATTTTAGCTGGTGTAACATCATCAGTTAAAGGTATGAGCGGTATTATTATGGCATTAGATAAGCGAGTGGCCACAATGAACCACGATGTTATTCGTATCGACACAAAAGTGTCTCATGCGTTAGGTATACCACCAGATTTAGATAGAATTGCACGTGCTGAACAGTCTGATGCAAGGAGAGATTAGTGAAATTTGTGGATTATTATTTTAGTTTGAGTGAAGATGGCTCTATAGGGCTGGATCCTGAGCTAACTATCGAGAAGTTGAACCTAAAAGAAGGCGATTTGTTCAAGGTAGAAGTGATTGACGGTGTAATTACATTTAAGAAACAGCCACCTCGCCAAATATGGGAGGGTAATTAATGTTTAATGATAAATTTAATACGTGGTATAACAGTTTACCAAAACACACGCAGATATGGTTAAAAAATCAACCTCTGTGGCACGATAGAGATATGGTAATATCTTTTGCTTTTGGTGTAATTATAGGATCAGTGTTAGTATGGATATTGTAGAAGCAATTAATAAATATGGCTTTCCCATAGTCGCTGCTGGCGGTATGGGTTATATGGTGTTTTTTGTGTGGAAATGGGTCACTGAAGAAATCAAACCTGTTCTTGGTGACTCAAACAAAGTGCTGATAGACTTAATAGACCGTATCAGAATGCTCGATAATGACTTATTGAGGTTAAACGCTAAAGTCAATACATTCTTGTCTCTCAGAGACAACGAAGAAACAAAAAAGAAATAAACTTATATCATCTAAGACATATTGATTTTATAGGGTTATTAAATGGAAGTCAACAGTTTTAGAAAAGAATTAAATACTATGTAACATCATGATTTGGTTGACTTGAGTATTAATAGAGGAAACCGATGAAATGTTGAAGCAAACACACATCTTATTGTTGCTAGCGTCATTCAGTGCAAATGGCACCGAGCTAGTTCATCAATTCAACTCACCAGCATTTTCTGGCATTGGTTATTCATCGCATGTTTTGACACTTGAACAAATCGAGTCTCAACGCAAACAAAAAATTATAGATGAACGTAAAGCATCAGAATCAAAAGCTGAATTAGCAAAAAAGAACACCAATCTTGCTAAATTTTTAGTGAATGTTGAGTCTCGTATATACGCTCAATTATCTAAGCAGTTAGCAGACCAAATGTTTGCCGAAGGAGGAGCAGATTCCGGGGAATTAGACTTTCAAGGTACTCAAATCACGTGGTTTAAGACAGGAAGTGATGTAACTTTAACCATTATTGAAGAATCTGGAAATAGAACCGAGATTATTGTTCCTATTGCGGGGTTTTCGTTTTAATGTTTAGACTTTTTGTGGCATTAGTATTTTTGCTTTCAGGATGCGCGAACGTTCATATGAACGCCTCTAAAGAAGAGCCAGTAAAAATAGAAGCAAGAAAGAAAGTTATAGACGCTTTACCTGCGTTAGATGGTCCGTCTATACCTATTGCGGTTTATTCGTTTGCTGATAAGACAGGACAAAAGAAAACGACAGATAATATGGCTTTGTTTAGTACCGCAGTAACACAAGGTGCTGAAGTATTTTTAATTAAGGCATTACAAGATTCTAAAAACTGGTTTAAGGTTGTTGAAAGAGTGGGGTTAGATAACCTTATCAAAGAAAGACAACTGATAAGAAATCAGCGAGAAGTGTATGATGGAAAAGAAGCGAAGCCTCTTAGACCAATGATGGTTGCTGGTGTTATGCTTGAGGGCGGTATTATAGGATACGATACCAACATTCGTTCTGGAGGAAATGGTGCTAGATTACTGGGAATTGGTGGGTCACAACAATATAGAGTTGATGAAATTGTTGTATCTATTCGATTGATTAACGTCAATACGGGTGAAGTAATGCTTACAAACGCTATATCTAAAACAATTTATAGCACACAGCACAATATAGGTATTATGAAATTTGTTGATTCTGGCACTAAAGCGATAGAATTTGAAAATGGTGTTGCGTTGAATGAGCCTACGACATACGCGGTAAGAGTTGCTATTGAACAGGCAGTTTACGAAATGATAATAGATGGAGAAAAAAAAGGTTTTTGGAAATTTAAAAAGGAATAAAAAAATGAAAAAAATAGCATTAATCTTTATGATGATAATGCTTAATAATGTGTATGCCGCTGAAATTTATGTTGAACAATCTGGTAGTAGTTCTACAATCGACATTAATCAAGAGGGTGTGGGTAACGTGATTGGCGATTCGTTGAATCCTATGTATTTGGGTGGGGGTTCGAACACAGTTAATATTGACCAGATTGGAGATAATAACAATCTTCAAGCGATAGTAAACGGTTCTGGAACGAATACTACAGTGACTACTAATGGGTCAGGTAATATTCAATCCATTAATTGTGGAACAACAACATCTGCTGGGTGTTCATCTTCAGTCATTAAGCAGGTCGTTACTGGCTCAGATAACACAGTAACTCAAGATTTGGGAACAGGTGCAAATCATAATAGTGAGATTACTATTAGTGGAAGTGATAACGCAGTTACACACACAAGCACAAATTCTGGTGCAAGCATTGTAGACGTTTCTGTGAGTGGTAGTACTAATACTATTGGAGTAACTCAAAGTGGGCTCACTGCAAAAACAATATCAGTTACTTCAACTGGTAACAGCAACAATATTACTATTAATCAGTCTGAATAGTTATGCATCAATTGGTAAAGTCTCTGAACAGACTGGACCAACTGA